AGATTTTGCCTGATTAGTTACTTTCTTTGTAGCTGCCTGAGTTGGAACTACAAACAGTGAAAGCATCATAACCAGAGCAAGCAGCAGAGATAATAACTTCTTTCCCTTTTTCATTTTGTTTTCTCCTTTGTGCTGTTAGTATTCGACGGGTTCACCAGTTTCGACAGAGATAAATTCTTCTTTTAAAAGTTCACCGCCGAACAATTTTTCTGCATAGTGTTCTTCGCCTTTGACATAATCGTAAACGCAGACATCTAAAACGCTGTCGCTGAGTACAGATATTTTTGAAGTTGTGTTCAGACTGAAATTTACAATAGCATGAATTTCGTCGTCGGAGGTAAACATTTCTTTGTAGTAATCAACACAATATTGAAATACATCCGCTTTAGAATCAGCAATTAAAGAAATTCTCCAATTTCCGGTCGCATCATTTCGGACGTGATCGGTAAAAGAAAAATCAATCCCATCAATAGTGTAATCGTCTGACTTGAGTTCTTTTTTATCATCAGCATCCGAGACTTCGTTTTTGGTACTGCTCGAAGAAACTTGTTGTTTTTTTGTTGCAGCATTACTGGAACTTTTTGAACCAGAACCAAAAGCTGCGACTGCAATTACACAAACGGCAGCAATAAGTACTTTCTTTTTCATTTCCCTTTTTCTCCTCTATATTCAGTTGGTAATATTTACCTGTAGTATTACGACAAGCACCCCATTTATAATGATTCTTGCACCCGGCTGTTGCCATTACTACAACGGGAAGGTGTGAGAAAATGAAAAGAAAATACATCAAGTATAGAAACTGCAAGATCTACGCTTTGTATTATCACAGTAACAATACTATATATATCAATCTTAATTTCAATGGGGGAACTCAATTCATAATACTTAAGTAGTGAGTTGCAGCCGGGTGTTTTTCACCCGGCATTTTCTTCGCCTTTTTTGACAGGCGGGTACATTGTTTCGAGTTCTTCTGGCGTATCTGGCACACTACTAAATCCTAAAAAGCACTTCTTAAAATGCTCTAACACTTTCTCGCGAATATCAGGATCAATTCGGAAGTATGTCTTAACAATTTCTTTTTCAAGATCTGTCATATGATGCGCCGCAGCGAATTCGTCAAGGCTGAAAGAATTCGGCTCTGTATACATGGGTTCAGTTCCAGTACGAAGCCATTCTTCGGTAACGCCATATTCTGCGGAAATTAACTTTATTATATGCTCTTTTACTTCCACACGTCCGCGTTCCAAATTATTAATAACGTCGCCACTTACCCCGATACGTTCGCCAAAAGCTGCACGAGATAATTTGTTTTTCTCGCGCAAGAAACGTATTCGTTCGTTCAAGATATTCCCTCCTTTCTGCTTAAATACAATATATCATTTTGAAATTGGTTAGTCAACCAAAAAATAAATAATTTTTTCTTTTAAATAGTTGACAGACCAAATAAATAATGATATATTTAGTTCAACAACCAAATTAACGAAAGGAGAAAACCAAAATGACAAATAACACAGATGTACTTATTGAACAGGAAAGCAAAAACAAAACAGAACAAATTTCTCAGTTCACACAGGGCTTGAACCTCAAACAGCAGGATTTATTCTTGGCATTCCTGCGCGGGGCTGAGTTCGGAACCTTCATGGCAACCAAGAAAACCACATGAAAGGAGATGAAAACAAAAAAGTGACACCGGAAAAGAATACCGCGGAAATCAGACAGGACAAAAAGCGGGAAGCGTTTTACAGATGTATGAAAGTGCTCGATGAAGCTGGTCTTTCTTACGAAGAAGCCGAACAGGTATGCGACGCGATGAAAACCACCTTCCAAATTACTCCTGAGATTTTTGAAAAAGAGATACAGAAACATACACGGCTGTTGAAAACGCAGATTTTCACCGCCATAGCTTCAACAGCCGCGATAATCATTTCACTGATTTCAATTATCTGCAAAATTGCAGGATAAGCGAAACTATAGAGATGATAAGTGCAAGCGTTGAAACAAAAGAATTGTGCAACGAGAAATGCGACGATTTTGATGCATATGAGTATGCAGAAGAGTGTGAACGTTACAAGACAGAACTGGATCCAGAAGGGAGTAGCTTATGAGAATGAACAAAAAGAAATTCATGCAGACAGCAATGGGTATGGAGATTGAGAGCACGATCCGCACTTGGGACAGTGCTCTGGAAGAAAAAAAGAAAGCAGAACCGAGGAATGGACACCCGGATCAGGGACTTGGTTACACATACTGGAATAACACTTGCATTTCATGCCAGGCAAAATGGGAAGCGTTCAAAGTAGCAATCTATCAGTTCTACGGGATTATATTCTACTTTACGAGAACAGATGAGTATTTTGGCATCTGCAACGAAGACGAGAGTATCTGGTTACTGAAAATAAGGAGAGAACGAAAAAACGATGAATAAATTCAAATCAGGTTTTGCATGGATCAAAGTAAACGGTTATTCGTACATATGCAAAATCTTAAGAGAATACAACGGGCTTTATGAGGTCGAAATAGGAGATTACTGTTTTTTCGATGTTCCTGAAAATGAATTAGCACCAGTCTATGGAGATGAAGAAGGAGGACAAAATGAGCAACGAAACAATTAAAAAGGATTATCCAGCCAAGAAAGAAAAGGAAGCCTTGAACCAGATCAGAAAGATTGTGGACGGGCTTGGAGAAGTAAGCCACGTTCGTGCGGCTATGGATGGTGCATTGGAAATGGCAGAAGACAACATCAAAAAAGGGATTTATTGCAGTCCAAGAAAAACTATAGAAGCAATGCAGCAGAGAGAAGAAGCATTAAAGAAGACTATCCAGGACATGCAGGAACAGAGGGAAGAAAGTGATAAACTTGAATTAAACGAAAGAGTAGAGTTCTGGAAACGCATGGATAGACAGAAAGAAAATATAAAAGAGCGATTAGACCTGATAGACGCGATCGCAAAAGAAACAAAGAAAATGAGCGACCAGTCAAACCAGTGCGCCACAGACGTAAGAAATATGGCAGAAAATACATTCAAGGCAGTAGATATTTATTTGCTTGAGGTGTGCCAGCGAATAGATAAAAGAAAGGAAAAAGAAAAATGTATGAATTCGTAGCTACATACGAAAACATGCACACGGAAGAGAAAAGAACTTCGACTATAGCGTTCTATGGTTACGGCTTTTTCAAGACCGAAAAAGAATGCTATATGTATGCAATGCAGCAGGCGTATGACCAGAAAAGAAAAGACGAATGCCTTTCTAACCTGGAATTCGTGTGCGAAACATGAAAGGAGAACAGGTATTAAAAAATATTATCACGCCACAGGAAAGTTGCTGATGAATAGCATCATCCACAACGGAGTTATAAGGACAGGAACATTCGGAGAAATTTATTTTTGCGAAAAACCAGAAGACGCGATGAAATTTGTCGCGATAAGAGGATATGAAGAAGTGGACGTAATTGAATTCGAACTGCCAGAAGAAAAGGTGAAAGAATCATTCGACCATTCGTTTGAATTTTGGGGATGTAGAGTATTTACGTATGATGAAAATATAGTACTCAAAGGAAACGAAAATGTAATCAGATATGGAAAGAAGGAGCAGAAAAATGACATTAGGTAAAAGAATCAGAGAGATACGTCTTGAAAATGATATGTCACTTCGGGATTTTGCAAAGGTAGTCGGAGTAACCGACACAACCGTTATGAAGTGGGAGAAAGACGAGCGAAAAATATCGTTTGAGAATGCAATCAAGATAAGTAAAACATTTGATGCGCCGCTGGATCTGATGGCTAGAAGCCTGGAAGAAACCAAAAAAGAAAAAGCACTCAAGGATATTGAAGGTTATGTAAACAAAAAATATGGGAGAAGTAAAAATGGGAAGTGAAGTAAAAGAGAAAGCATTGACCTTCGACGTTCAAGGTGAATTCATTACACAGTGGACACGAGAAGAGTTATACAGTGGCGAGAAAAGTTTTGAAAAAATCATGGAAACACTGATGCTTTGCATGGTCAATGAGGACGTACCGGAAGCACAGACGAGAAGATATGCAGAGGATATTCTGCTTGGACGTGCTGCCCTAAAAGGAAGTACAGCAGCAGGAACGTACCATCTTGAAGTCTACGAACCGGGAGAAGAGGAACAACTGACAGGAAAAATGAACATCTGGAAAGAGATCGAAAGACGAAAGAAAGCAGAGAAGAATCTGCAAAGGATGGTAGAGCGATGGGATGTTGCAATGAGCTATATCCCGGAAGAGACAAAAAGGACAATCAGAAAGGAACTGGGGGAAGAAACAGCAGAGGATAGACAGCAGGATGCACTCGACAGCTTCATGGCACGAATGATGGATGAAGAAGAACACACCACAGAGGATTATGGATGGTTAGAACCGAACGGAACCTTCCATGCAGTAGAGTGGGGAGATCATCAGGAATGGGCGAACGACTATCTGGACAAGAACCTGACACAAGAGGAACGGTTTGCGGCGATGGTGGAGATCAACGCATCAGGAATGGTGAAAAATTCCCCGGATGTTATCGGAGCGGCGGACTATCTGGTCAGAAGAGGATGGGTGCTTCTGCACAATCCACAGCAGGGAATCGCAATTCCAACAAGGGACATCACCAGAGAGTACACGAAGGCGCAGAAAGAGTTCCTGTATGACTATTACATGGAAAGAGACTGCAAAAAAGAAGCTAATGAAGTATGGGAGGAATGACCATGGCAGCAACACAGAACAACACACCGGATCCGATGAAGGCGTTCAGGGCGATTGCTATGATTCTGAATGCAAGAGAGGACGGAACAAAGGTGCGTCTTGTGAGCGTCAGAAAGGCATCAGAGGACGCAAAAAAAGTGGGATAAGGAAAAAGCCTTCCGGTATGCTTGGCGGCACCGGAAGGCTTCATAACGAATTCAGAACAATGTCCTGAAACAAAAGTACACACTAGTATAGTACTACGGACGGTATAAAAAGTCAAACAGAGCTTTTATATATCTTTTCAGCGACCTTGTAATGGATAGTAACAAGTCGACGAAAGGGATATATAAAAATGAGGAAAAAGAAGAGAAGAAGAACAGCCTTTCTACTTTACGACTATGAAGCAGCATACCAGAATGAACTGAAAAAGCTGGATGAGGTAAACGAAGAAAGGATTCTGAAAGAAGGCAAGGTAAAAAGTATCTATGCAACCAAAGAAATCAAGTCAGGAGAACAGCTCGAAGTAGAAATCTATCCAGAGTTTACAAAGGGACAGCGCGACGAGATACCGGACGAAGGAAAGAAGAAACGGATGCAACAGGCACAAAGAAACCTGAATGACAAGAACAGCCGCAAGATGTGTGAAAGAACCATATGCGAGAATTTTGGTAACAGGGATATATGGGCGACATTTACGTATACCGACGAAAACATGCCAGTATCAATGGCAGTAGCAATACAAAACATGCAGAATTTCATAAAGCGTCTAAACTACCGAAGAAAGAAAATGGGACTGCCGAACGCACGTTATGTGTACGTGACAGAATGCGGTGACAAAGGACGCTGGCATCACCACATCGTTTTAGATGGCGATATGGACATGGACACCGTGGAGAGCATCTGGAAGTTAGGAAAGAGAAACGAACTCAGACGCTTGCAAAAGGATGAAAACGGGCTTGTCGGAATGGCAAAGTATATCACCAAGGAGAAGAAAAAGAAAGAGAAGAACCAGAAGACCTGGAACGCATCGAAAGGGCTGCGTAAACCGGAAGAAAAAGTAAACCACTACAAAACCAAACAATATCATGTGGACAAGATCGTCAAAGGAGATTTAAAGATCTGCGATCACCTTAACGGATGGTACGGAGATGAATACGACTTCACGGAAGCGGAAGTCAGGTATAACACATTCAACGGCAGATTTTACATATATGCAAGAATGCGAAGAAAGGAACGTTGCAACATATGAATTTGAGAAACGCAAAAAGAAGCGAGGACACAGAGCAGATCCAGGTGATTATGTGGGCTTCGTGGCAGCAGAACAAGCACCCGGAGTTATCACTCCTGTATCATTGCCCGAACGGCGGCAGCAGAAACAAAGCGGAAGCTGTGAAGCTAAAACAGATGGGCGTAAAAGCCGGGATCCCTGATCTCTGCCTTCCGGTTTCAAAAGGAATCTACAACGGACTGTACATAGAAATGAAATACGATACCGGGAGACTGGAAGAAAGCCAGAAGAAAATGCTGAAAGCACTGGCAGGTGCAGGACATTATTGCACAGTCTGCTACGGAGCAGAAGAAGCAATCAGGGTACTGGAAGAATATGTGAACCTGAAAGAGATTGATACCGGGAATAAAGAAAATGCAATGTCAGAACAGAACTTGATAATCAGGAAAGAAGGGAAGACACGGTGCATTACTTTCAGAGAATAGAAGAAAGAACCAAGGCAACACGAAAGGCATTGAAGAAATGCAAGACCGCGCAGCAACAGGAAAAGTTTGGAATCTGGAAAGCAGCGGTCAATGTTTACGGAGCATGTACCGGATGCAGGAATCCAGACGACGGAATGCTGGAGCCAGAATGCAGACGATGCAAATACAACGAATACAACTAAACAACGAAAACAGGAGGTACACAAACATGAAAACAATTGCAGTTATGAACCAGAAAGGCGGTATCGGTAAAACAATGACAGCGGCAACGATCGCATACTTACTGGGCGAGGAACACGGAAAAAAGGTGCTTCTGATCGACGCGGATCAGCAGGGTAATATCTCAATGCTGTACGATGCTTTTGAACCGACGGGCATTGGTATGTCAGAACTACTGGAAGATCACCAGAGCACAGGCGGCACATACAGCACAGAAGAACTGATCCAGAAAACACCATACGAAAATATTGACATCATTCCGGCAAATGGCTATCTGATGCGAACAAACATGAAACTGTTAAGCGAAAACGAAAACCAGGTAACGAGATTTGCGGAAGCAATCGAAGAGGTACGGCAGCAGTACGATTATTGCATTGCAGATTGCGGATTGCTTATGGATATGACAGTAATCAATGTTCTTGTAGGAACAGATTTGGTAATCCTTCCGGTTAAGGTTGGCGGCTTCGAGATCGAAGCAATTACGCAGATGGAGGAACAGTTGGAAGACCTTAGAAAGTTCAACGAGAACATCCGCATGAAGGTATTAATGACAATGCGCCAGAAGAACCAGACAAGTATGCAGGTAGAGCAGTGGTTGCACGAATCATACAATGAAGACTTCTTTAACACGGTGGTAAGAAGATCCATTGTTGCAGAAAAATCAACTATCGAGCGCGTGCCACTTCCGAAATTCTCCAAAAACTGCATTGTGACACAAGACTATCGAGATGTAACTGTGGAATTACTGGAAGAAATGGAGGGGTAGAAGTGGACATTGCCGGAGAAGTGACAATCAGCATAGGATCCTTTAGAGAACTCTTAGAAAAAGCAAAGAAATTGGAAACCCTGGAAGAAGACAGAATAAGTGCAGAAGATAAAGCACTTGAAATGATAAAACGGGATCGAGAAGAAATGAAAGACGAGATCATGGAGATCATAGAGACCATTAACGAATCAGAAACGCAGCCGATTTTCAGGGAAATAGAAGATCTCGACACAACAGACAAAGAAGCAGATACAAAATTCCAGGAAGCAATCGCGAATTTTAAGATTGTGATAAATCCGCAGAAATTAAAAAGACTGATCCAGAAAAGCATCTGCGGAAAATGGAGAAAAGACGAATCGCTCATAGATATCGCATATGCAGACGAAGAAGCCTTGAACAAAATGGAAGTTGTGATCGCAGGAAAGGAGAAGTGAAAAGATGGCAGCAGGATGGAGTCCAATAGATGCACTGAACAAAAACAGCATGGCAGCAGCAGAAGACAGACCAAAAGCAAGATTTCGCACGCGAGACATAAGCATCAAAAAAATGTACAGCAATGAAAAGAACTTTTACTCTATGCAGGATATCGAAGGCTTGGCACAGAAGATCCTTGCGGCGGGACTTATGGAAAACATGACAGTCGCATACGAGCCTTGTGATAGAGGAATCTACAAGATTATAGCAGGCGAGCGAAGATGGCGTGCATTGAATAAACTGGTCGAGGATGGCTATAAAGAATTTGAGATCGTGACGTGCCAGATCAAGAACGCAGCCGAAGAAAACGAAGAAATCGTGCAGATCATTATAGCAAACTCATACCGTGATAAGAGCATCGAGGAAATGCTGGAAGAAGAAAAACAGTTAAAAAAGGCTTTACAGTACATGAGAGATAACGGACTAGAGTTACAGGGCTACGACCTGAATAAAGGACGCTTACGTGATGTGATTGCGTCAATCATGCAGAAATCGACGGGCAAAATTGCACAGATTGAAAAGATTAACAGCAATCTCATACCGGAATTACAAAAAGAGGTACGGGAAGGCAGATTGAATTTTAGCGTTGCACATGAGGTAAGCGGCTTAAGCCAGGAAAAGCAGCACGAACTGCTTGAGAAGTACGAAAAAGGCGGCTTATCAGTCAAAGAAGCAAAACAGGCAAAGGAAGAAGAAAAAGAGGAAGACACAGAAGAACCAGAGGAAAGCCAGGAGGAATGGCAGCAGCCGGAAGAAGAAAACCAGGAACAGGAATGGGAAGACGCACACCCGGAAAGCATCACGTCATTATGCTACTCTTGCCAGAGATACCAGGAATGCAACGTAAAAACCGGGACTTGCCAAAAATGCGATCAGTACGTAAATAAGGCAGAAGCAGAAAAGACAGAGGAAGACAAATACAACGAAGAACAGGACAGGCTTGACCGGGAGAGCAAGGAAAAACTGAGAGAGCAGGAACAGGAAGAAAGAATGCAACAGTTGCCTTCGGATGAGCAGGAAGACAAAAAAGAACGGGTGATGCGTGTTGCAGAGCAGGTCTACAAGGACATTGAGACTGGGCGAATTCGTCACATGATCGTAAAGATCGGAATGGATCAGTACAAAGAAAAGGATATCTTGACAATGTTAGAGTTCAAGGACGGAAGATCTACAGGAAGACAGATGCGTGTGTGCGTGACTTGTGTAGATACAGCGGAGACATCAAGCGCGATCGTAGACGGCTACGCAGTACTCGGGATCATGGACGTATACGACGCGGAGCAGATGGGTCTGATTGACTTAGGCGACGAAGACTGACGGCAAAAGGAGAAGGGCATGAGCGAATTACAGAATAAATTCGAAGTTTATTGTGATAAATGCGGGACTGAAATAGAAATAACAAAAACAATGGGAACTAGAGTAATAGCAAGAGAAAGGAACGGCTTTCCAATATTAGAACAATATTTTATATGCCAGAATTGCAAAAAGCACTACACAGTGCACATGTCTAACCAACAGATGTATCTGTTGGAACAGGAAAGACACTGGATTCAGACGCAGATTAGAATATGCCAGACAATCGGGAACGCAGAAGAAACAGCACGAAAGTTGATAAAGAAAAATGACAATATAAAACAGCAACAGAAGGAACTGGAAGCAGAATTGAAAGAAAAATATAGAAAGGAGTGCGAAAGCGATGAGCATAGGAATAGCGATTTTTCTGATTCTGTTTATTATAGCGGCAATAGCAATTGAGATAATCGCCATAGTAATTATGACCGGGGCAATTGTCACGATAATGGATTTTGCTGAAAAAATAAAAGAAAGAAAACGAAACAGATCGGAGAAAAAGAAATGAACAAAGTAATATTAATGGGGCGATTAACACGAGATCCAGAAACACGGTATTCGGAAACAGAAAGGCTTGCTATAACGCGATTTACTCTTGCCGTTGACCGAAAAAACAAAAATCAGGATGCGGATTTTATCCAGTGCGTCGTTTTTGGAAAAACAGCGGAATTCGTGCACAAATATTTCAAAAAAGGCATGAGAGCGGCAACTTGCGGAAGAATCCAGACCGGGAGCTACACAAATCGCGAAGGAAACAAGGTTTACACGACGGAAGTTGTATGCGACGAAGTAGAGTTTGCAGAAAGTAAGCAGTCAGCCGCCACATCTGGCGAAACGCCGGAGAATAAGCCACCAAAACAGCCAGAAACGGACGCGGAAGGATTTATGAACATTCCAGAAGGAATTGACGAAGAATTGCCATTCGATTAGGACTGCGGAAAGGAGAAGGACGAAAAATGATAGAAGTATTTAACGAAGCAATGACGAAAAGACGGAAAGGCAAAAACAATGACGATATAGTGGTGTGCATACCAAGTCCAAAACGGGCAATGAATTCGATAATAGAAGGAGTGAGAAAAATATGCAGAGGATTTTCGCGAGGAATCCAGGAATTAAAAAACTGTTCGTTTGATATTCCACTGACTGCACCGGAACCACATACAGGCAAAGAACAGGACACATCTGACGCAAGTTTTCCGGGGAGCACTGCATGGAACACTCTTACTGCTGCCGCTTTTGCAGACAAGTACGAAAAAGTAGAAATCATAAAAAATATGAAAATGCCAGCAAAAGGCGAGACACCTGCACAGATCAAAAAAGAAATGCTGTGGAGAGAGTACTGGAAAGAAAAACAAAAGATGCCAAACAATGAACGCAGAAGAAAAGGATTACCGATGGTGAGAAGACCAAAGCGGCAGCAGTGGATCAACAGGACAGAGACTGAAAAGAAAGGACGGTGCGCGAAATGCAGCAGAAAGACGACAAGCAGGAAGAAGCATTTGTAAAAAAGATTATCCAGACAGCAATGGAAACAGAACGCCAGATCCGCAGACAGCAGGTACTTCATAATACAAGGATCCTGATGGAATCATACATCGAAATGAAAAAGCATATTGAAAATGCAGTGTCAGAAGTAGAACAATTAGAGAAGGAAGAATACACCACTTTCAAGAAAGATGGAAGCGCGCACCTGGAAAGCGTAAGACGATCCAAGATGAAAACAGCATTGATGATCGCGAACATAGACAGAGCTATGGAAGATCTGCGGAAAGAGTACGATGCGAAAGGGATGAACTACAAATACGAAGCGTTCTACATGCATTACATCAAAGGTGTATCATACGAAGACATTGCAGATGCTCAGAACTGTGGAAAGAATACACCGTCGCGATGGTCGAAAGAGCTGATACGAAAAATGTCAGTAAAGTTATTCGGCATTGATGGCATAGAAAAATATTAAAAACGTTATACTTTCTTATACGAACCTTGGGGGAAAAGTTGGGGAAAAGATGGGGTTTTAATGGTGGATCAAAAGAGTTACACTTGTAATGTGGAAAGTTGCAGAAGCGATTGTACAGAAAAAGTACAGTCGCTTTTTTCATGCTCTTTTCGCACCCTCTGACGCGGCAGCAGGTGTCGACTTGATGCTTGCTGCATATTAAACGCACAGCAGGAAAGAAGGTACAAAGATGCTACTACATAGATGCAAATGTGGGCTGTTGATACCGCAGGAACTAAAGGCGTGCCCGGACTGCGAAGCGGCAGCAGTAACAAGTCAGACATCGAGACACATGGAATACAACACACGTCGCAGGAACAAAAAGACTGCTGCCTTTTATGTGTCGTCGCAATGGCGCAAAACGCGGGCACTTGCGTTGCAACTGTACGACGGGCTGGACTTGTATGCGTACTATGTACAGCACAGGATCGTGACGGCAGACATGGTGCATCATATCACAGAGATAGAGGACGATTGGAACCAACGCTTGAAGGTGGAGAACCTGTTCCCACTAAGCAATACAAACCACGGCGTTATCAGCGCACTATACAGGCGAGACGAAGCGACAAAGCGGCACACGCAGGAACAGCTCCGGGCGATCTTGCGGCAGCACTGGGACGAGGTAGGGGGTATCGAGAAAGTTTTGAGCGGCTCCGATTAGTCGCGTTCCCCCTTTTCTGTGGAGAAAACTCCCCACGGAAATTCCAGATACAGGCAAGGAGAAAAAAACGGTGTCAGATTCTGACACCGGACAGAAAGGAGGTCGATACAATGGCAGGACAGCGACAACCGATCGCACTGATCCAGGCAAAAGGAAAAAAACACCTAACCAAAGCAGAAATTGCAGAAAGAGAACGAACCGAAGTAAAAGCACCAGCGGACAAGGTTACGCCGCCGTCATATCTGACACCAGGTCAGAAAAAAATATTTCGCAAGATTGCGAAAGATCTGCGGGAGATCGACCTGATTTCGAATCTGGACGTGGAAGCACTGGCGCGCCTGGTCATTGCACAGGAAAAGTACAGAGAAGTGACTGAGATGATCGCGAAGCAGCCGTTAATGATTACAGAACAGTACAACACCGGAAAACAGGACGAAGACGGGATGCCGATTATCAAAGAACGCGAGATTGTAAACGGACAGGTTGAACGATTGGCTATCTTACAAGATCGCTATTTCCGACAGTGCAGACAAGGAGCTGCTGATTTCGGTCTCACAGTATCGTCACGTTGCCGCCTGATTGTCCCGAAAGCAACAGAGACACCGAAAAAGAATAAATTCACAGAGAAGTTTGCGTGATGTTATGCAGGACAGAACGACACAGTATGCTGCGGATGTCCTGGCAGGAAAAATAATCGCCGGTGATCTGGTAAAACTTGCGTGTCAACGCCACCTGGACGACATCGAGAAATCGAAGGTCGCACCGTATAAATATTTTTTTGATGCAGAGCAGGCAGAAAGAATCATTGATTTCGCGGAAACGCTGACCATCGCGGAAGGCGAAGAAGAACAAACAGTTGAATGCTATGCTTTCCAGTGCTTTATTCTCGGCAGTTTGAACGGGTGGAGAACCAAAACAGGAAACTACCGAAGGTACAGAACGTCATACATACAGCTTGGAAGACAGAACGGAAAATCCTTCTTAAACGGAATCCTCGCGGCGTATTATGGCAATTTCGAAAAGTATAAATACGGTCAGATATACTGTACAGCAACCAAAAAAGATCAGTCGCTGATTGTTTTCAATGAAATTGTGAAGTTCATCCGGTCGGACGCTGATCTGGACGAATGTTTCACGATCCATGAGCATAACAGCACGATCGACTGCTTACTGACACACAGCAAAATCAAGGCACTTTCAGGAGATACGAAGTCTATCGACGGTTTTCGCCCGTATCTCGGGATTGTTGACGAATACCACGCCCACAAAGATGACCAGATGTACAAACTGCTTGAAGGCGGCATCAAGAAAATGAAGTCCGCATTAATAAGCGTCATTACAACGGCAGGTTTTAACCTGAAATCGCCGTGCTATGCCCTATATGAGTACTGCGTGAAAGTATTGAAAGGTATTGCACACAATGATTCTCAGTTCGTGTATATCGCGCAAATGAACGAATCAGATGACATGTGGATGCCGGAGAACTGGATAAAAGCGAATCCTATTCTGCAATACGACCAGGATGCGTTGGAAAATATGATACCGATTGCTGAGACTGCAAAAGAAATGGGCGGTTCAAGTTTGCGAGATTTTATTGTTAAGCAGTTGAACATGTGGATCCAGTGGACGAACGATGTCTATCTGAAAAACATGGAACTGTGGAAACAAGGCGCAACGGAGAAAACATTGGAAGTTTTCAAGGGGCAAAAGTGTTATGTAGGACTTGACCTCTCATCAGGCGGCGACCTGACTTCATTAGCGATCGTGTTTCCTTTCGAAAAAGACGGAATACGCAAATACTATGTGCACGCTCACAGTTTCATTCCAAAGCGTCGGGTAGAAGAACATATCAAGACTGACCGGACAGAGTACGATCTCTGGATCCGTGACGGTCTGGTAACAGTGACGGAAACCATGGGCGGCGTAAAAACGGATTACAGGTACATCCTGGCATACCTGAAAGCAATCATGCAGCAGTACGAACTCGATGTGCAATACATCCTGTATGATCCGCATAACGCTTCGGCATTTTTGACGGATCTGGAAGAAATGGGAGTTGACAGCGTAGCGGTGTCGCAGTCTGCGAAGTCCCTGAACGATGCAACAGTTGACTTCCGGCTAGAAATAGAATCCGGGAATGTGGAACATGACGGAAACGGAATGATAACATGGTCGATCGCGAACGCAAAGACAACTTCAAACTCATTTGGAGAAATTAAGATCGACAAAGAGTATCAGACGGACAGGATTGACGTAGTAGATGCGATTATTGATGCATGGACAGAAGCAATGAAGGGCGAAGTAAAACAGAACACCGCAGAAAATGTGGAAGAATGGTTGAAATTATATGAATCAAGTAAAAAAAGACAGGCGAGGGGGTGATGCAGGGTGAATGTATGGCAGAAGTTCAGAAGCTGGGTTGCAAAAAAACTGAACTTCACAGTGGAAACGTCGCCAGACATGAAGGACGAATCCTTTCTTGAATGGCTTGGAGTAAATAGAAAAAGCAAAGACGTGATGTCAGAAGTTACATACTTCACGTGCTTAAAGATGATGTCAGAGACGCTTGCAAAAATCCCGTGGAAATACTACCAAAAAACACCGAAAGGGATCGTTGAGCCAGAGCTTTCGGACGTTGCAAAACTATTGAAAAACAGACCGAACCCGTTTATGACACCAACAGCGTTTTGGAATGCGGTGGAAATGAATAGAAACCACTTTGGAAATGCATATGTGTACGTCAGATCGAAGTTTAAGCGTAAGAAATACGGTGGAGAATACAAAGTTATGGATCTGTGGATCATGCCGTCGAACTGTGTGCAGATCGTAGTAGACGATCAAGGATATTTCGGAGGAAAAGGAAAGATCTGGTACGTTTACAACGACAAATACAGCGGTCAACAGTATGTGTTCGGAACAGATGAGGTCTTGCACTTCAAGACATCACACAGCCTGGACGGGATAACAGGTCTTCCGGTACAGGCAATATTGAAGACAACCGTGGAAGGCGCGAAAGCGTCACAGGACTACCTGAACAGTCTATACGAAAACGGACTTACGGGAAAAGCAACGCTTGAGTACACAGGAGACCTGAACAAAGACCACAAAAAGAAACTTGTGGAAGCATTTGAAGAATTCGGAGCAGGATCAAAAAACGCCGGACGAATCATTCCGGTTCCGCTCGGAATGAAACTGACACCGCTCGACATTAAGTTGTCAGACAGCCAGTTTATAGAGCTGAAAAAGTACTCAGCACTCCAAATTGCAGCAGCGTTCGGAATCAAGCCGAACCAGATCAATGACTATGAGAAATCGTCATACAGTAACAGCGAGATGCAGCAGTTATCATTTTTAACAGATACCATGCTTTTTGTACTGAAACAGTACGAAGAAGAGATTAACTACAAGTTGCTGACGGACGAAGAAGCCTACGAAGAAGGAAAGTACTACAAACTGAACGAAAAGGTACTGCTGAGAACTGACAGCAAGACGCAGATGCAGATTTTTGCGACAGCGGTACAAAACGGAATCGAGAAACCGAACGAATGCAGAAGAAAACTTGACCTGATGGACGTAGACGGCGGTGATCAGTTGATCGTGAACGGAAACTACATTCCGATCACGGAAGTCGGAAAGCAATACGACAAGACTGTAAACACACAGCCAGACAAAAAAAGTGGAGAGGAGGGAAACGACGATGAAGAACAAGTTTAATTTTTCACGAAGGAATCCAAGAACCAAAAAACTTGAAAATACCGGGTTCATGGAATTTCGAAATGTGTCAAGCAATGCAGCAGATCTGTACATCTACGGCGACATTGTTTCATCAACGTGGGCGGCGTGGTGCGACGAAGACACATGTCCGCAGGACATCACGGACTTTATGAGCCAGGTGGAACCCGGGGCAGACCTTACGGTTTACATTAACAGCGGCGGCGGTGATGTGTTCGCAGGAATTGCAATTCACAGCATTCTTTCACGCCACACAGGACACAAGAAAGGCGTGGTCGATGGAATTGCAGCGTCTATCGCATCTGTGATTCTGATGGCGTGTGACGAGATCGTAATGTCTTCCGGTGCACAGCTTATGATCCATAAGCCGCTGTCGTGGGCGTACGGAAATGCAGACGACTTTCAGCAGCTCATCACAGAACTTAACAAGTGTCAGAAAAGTATCACGGACATCTATATGAACCGGGTAAAAGACGGCGTAACAGAAGAAAAAGTGACAGAGCTGATTAATGCGGAAACATGGATGACGGCAGAAGATGCACAGGAAATATTCGATGTACAGATCGAGGAACGACCGTCAGTTGCGGCTTGCGTCGGATGGATGAAAGAGAACTACAAACACGCACCGAACATGCAGACACAGACCGCAGACGATGTTGCGGATCAGATTGCAGAAGAAGAAAAGAAAATACTTGAAGAAATGGAACTTTTGTAAGGAGGAGCAAAGAATGAGCAAAGCAGCAAAAGCACTGTTGAAGAAGATTAACGACAAGAAAAATGCTATTAGAAGTCTTCAGGGACAGGGCAAAACACAGGAAATGAGAGACCAGATGGAAGAACTCCGCACAATGCAGGAAGAATTCGACATGTTGATGGATCTGGAAGACGATGACGACGAAGAAATCAAAAACTCTTTAAATAACGGAAAAACAAAGGACATTACCAACGGACAGGATAAAAAATATACAAAAGCGCAGATTTGCCGCGCCTTCGTAAACAGGATTGTCTGCGGACTTCGTAAACGTCCGATGGAAAAAGAAGACAAGGAGATCATGGACAGCTTCCAGAATAAAATGTCCGAAGGAAGTGACGAGGACGGAGGTTTCACCGTACCGGACGATGTAAGGACAGACATTATCGAGCTGCGCCGCACAGAGAACGACCTGGAACAGTATGTAAATACAGAGCACGTAACAACGAAAAGCGGATCCCGCGTAATCGAGGTAGATGCAGACAGCACACCTTGGGGAGATGTAGACGAGGGTGAAGAATTCAATGAAGACGAAACACCGAAGCTCACAACAATTAAGTACACCGTAAAGAAAAAAGGTGGAATTTTAAAGACCACACGCGAGCTGTTACAGGACACCGCAGTAAATATCTTGGCATACCTGAATAAATGGATCGCGAAAAAATCCAGGGCAACCAGAAACGCTGCGATCTTGAAAGTACTTGGCGAGATTACAACCGGAAAAGAAAAAGCGGTTGCAACCTTCGACGACTTCAAAGACGTATTTAATGTGCAGCTTGACCCGGCGATTGCGCTGAGTTCCATCGTTCTGACAAACCAGGACGGATTTAATTACATGGACAAACTGAAAGATAAAGATGGTAAGTACATCATGCAGCCAGACCCAACAGATAAAACAAAAACGCTGCTGTTCGGGAAATATCCGGTAAAAACAGTAAGCAACAAGACACTGAAAAGCGAAAACGTTTTAAAGGGAGGTACTGGATCTGATAAGAACGACGTTACAGGTTACAAATACCCGGTATATATGGGAGACCTGAAAGAAGCAATCACACTGTTTGACCGCGAAAAGATCACAGTCGAACTTTCTACCGAAGCTGGCGATCTGTGGGCGAAAGACCTGACAGGAATCAAGGTTCGCGACAGATTTGATGTTCAGGCAGTGGACGAAACAGCGGTTGTCAAAGGCGTAATCAGCGTTGCTGTTGCAGGCTGAAACGAATAAAAGGGGCGTAATACATGAATCTTAAGGAGCTAAAGCAGTATTTGCGCGTCGATTATACAGACGATGACGGAATCATTGAACTGATGCATGATGCCGTCATCGACGAAATGGAAGAACTGATTCCGTCATTTGACAAAACAAAACCAACGAACAGACAGAAAATTCTCATATGCTCATATGTAAAAGAACTGTATGACCACCGGGATCGCATGTACAACAACGGAAAGATTACGTCGGATTCAACTGAACGTTTGCGCTATGCGATTGAGTCGATGATGTTAAAGGAAAGGCTGAGGGGATAGCATGGCAGCAGCGCGAATCAAAATCTATAAAAAGAACACGATCGTAAAAAACGGAAGGCAGCAGGAAAAAGAACCGGAACTTTTCTACGAAACATGGTGTGAAATCGGAAGTCTGTACGGACGGGAATTATACGAAGCCCTGGACAAGCGGATGGAAAATACGATCATCTTTGAAGTCCGGTATTGCCAGAGAATAAAAGAGATGCAGCGAAGCCTAAAACAGTTCTTCGTTGAGTATGAGGGAGAAAAATACGACATCTATGCAGCGGACTACAGACGAAACGAAAAGCAGTACATACAGTTAAAAGCAAATAAATGTGATTAACGGAAGGCGGCGAAAGATGTGGACATAACCTTTAAGGCAGAAGGCTTCGAAGAAGTCCGCACAGCTGTAGAAGCGTTGTCGTCTACAACTGAGGTTGGACGGATCAACAAGAAGATCTTCCAGAGGTCGGCAGACATCACAGAACCAAAAATGAAGGAACGAATGCCACGCTCGGCAGATAACACAAAGTCAGGAAAACTGTTTTACAGACCACCAGGACATGCACGCGACAACATACCGAAGACCGTGACGACAAAAAAAGCACAGATCGGATGGAACCTGAATGGTGACGCGGAAAACTGGTTTTACATGAAATTTGTGGAGTGGGGCACGTCAAAGATGCCACCACGGGACTTCCTGGACAACACGAAATCGGAGCTTGAAGGACAATACCACGCAATAGCAGAGCAGGAATACCAGAAAGCACTGAACGAGAAATTAGGAGGGTAAATGGACGTTATAGCATTAGCCGCAGAAGCACTAAGACCGTTAACACACAAGGGAGTTATCGTGCAGCAAGGATGGTATGACGGAAGTTTACACGCACTGCATGTGACTTTGTGGAAACTAGAAGATTATGAATCGGGGCATTCAGACGATGAATGTGAAATCGAAGCAGCAACGATACAGGTAAATATCTGGTCAGAAAAAGACCAGCAGCCACTTGTAAAAGAAATAAAAAAACTGATGAAAGAAAACGGGTTCGCGTTCGTGGCAGGCAATGACCAGGGAGAACCGGACACGGGGATATTTACAAATGCAATGCGCTTCCTGATCTTGAGGGAAGCGGAGAAAGAAATGGAGGAATAAACATGGAAGCAAGCAAAGAAACGGTTGTCCGCAGCAGAACAGTGTCACTTCGCGATATCTATATTGCGAAAGTAACATCAAATACAGAATCGGACTACACAACAGAAACACCAATAAAACTGGCGCGTGCGATCACTGCAAAGATCACCGATGAACGGGAAGCAGAGAAGATCTACAGCGATGATGCAGTAGAAGATGTAAATATTTCTTACAAAGGCACAACTGTAGAACTGGAAGTAAACAGTCTTGCACCACAGGACAAGGCACTTATCTTCGGACATCTGTACGAGAAAGGATTCCTTACAAAAAACAAAGATGACAGACCGTCAGAGGTTGCAATCGGATGGAGAGCCAAAAAGCTCAACGGAAAATACGAATTTAAATGGCTGTACTGCGGAATGTTTGACCAGGGATTCGAAGACGATTACGAAACCGAAGGCGAAAAGAAAACAACACAGACTGCAACATTGAAAGGCGACTTCTACGCAAGACAGCTCGACGGAGTTTACGAAAACAGCGTCGACGAGAGCAACCTTTTAGTAGAGCACACAGAAGCAGCGGCAGCGATTAAAAACTGGTTTTCGAAAGTGCAGGAAAAATCCGCAGCAGCTTAAACGATAACAGGAGGGCGTGAAAAGCATGAAAGCAACTGAAACGAAAAAAAGATCTATTATCATTGGCAAAAAAGAATATTCAATGCCGCAGAAGATGTCAACAATGGCATATCTGCATTATCTGGAAGTCCGCGATGCAGTAATGGACACAGAAGAAAAGAAAGCATTGTACACGCGGCAGCAGTTCCTTGACATTATGGATGTAATCATAGAAATGTACGGAAACCAGTTTACGAGAGACGACATGCTTGACGCAGAAACAGGGCTGACACCGGATGCAATTATTATGGAATTCGCGTCCATGGATGTAGCAGTGTCTCAGAGAGTAGACAAACGCACAGAGGAATTCAAGGGAAATTTTACAAATGGCAAATGATGCCAGAGCTGATCCTGCTGTGTGGACAAAAAGAATATGTCTGCACAGCGATCACCGTGAACATGTACCGAAGGTATGCAGAAATCATGGAGAGGAACGACAGTGATTCCTTACAGGATGTATTTGAAGCAAACACGCGAATACTGATGAATGTTTTCGGAGCACGACAAAGAGAGATCGAGCAGGCAGAACCGGAGGAAGTTTTGACAGCAGCCAAAGAGATCCATTTTATGATGCAGGATGTAATCACACCGAAGTTTTTGGAACTCAATCCAGGTCATCAGGAACAGATCCAGAAAGAAAAATCTGCTTTCGACGAGTACGACGAAGAAAACGGCTACAACGAAGAAAGCTCGATGGAAAGTATCTGGAAGATCTGCAAAGAAAACGTTGATCGTGTAGTAAAACTCTGCATCCGGTTGATGAAAAACTCATATCAGCAATGCATGGAATCGGACATCATAAGCCTTTTGGAACACGCAGCATTTGAAATTCAGACAGTCGATGAGGATAGACGCTAAAAAGGAAGGTAATCCGTGGCAAAGACACTCATCGAAATAAGAGCGGAAACAACGCAGTACCAGCAGGCTATGCGGCAGGCAGCAGCCGAAATGAAGAAACTGACCTCAGAGCATTCTTTAGCCGCGGCACAGGCAAAACTGAACGGATCCGCACAAGATGCAATGCGCGCGAAGGTAACGGAGCTGACCTCGAAGATCGGGGTACAGAAAGACGTCGTTAGCAAAAACAGCGCGCAATATGACACATTAAAACAGAAATTAGATTTACAGAAAAGCGCACACGATCAGTTAAAGACAAAGGTCGATGCGGCAAAGACTGCATACGAAGAAAGTGCGAAAGCAACCGGGAAAGACAGCGAGGAAACTCGGAAGTTAGAAGAAGAATACGGAAAACTGCAAACGCAGTTGACCACAAGCGAAAACAATATAAACAAAACCGAAACTGCTATCACCAGACAGGAAGCCGCTGTCACACAGTCGAAAGCGGCACTCGCTGAGATGGAAGCAGAATTGAAGAACGTCAATGCAGAACTTGCAAAAGCCCCGTTCGATGAGTATGCAGAAAAAGCAAGCAAAGTCGGTGGAACGATCACTAAGGCAGGAGAATCGCTGATTCCTTTGACAACCGGATTGGTCGGACTTGGAGCTACTGCGGTCAAGATTACAGCAGACTTCGACCAACAGATGTCGAAAGTATCTGCGATTTCCGGTGCAACCGGAGATGACTTTGATTCGCTGAGAGATAAAGCACGAGAGATGGGTGCAAAGACAAAATTCAGTGCCACAGAATCCGCAGAAGCGTTTGAATACATGGCAATGGCTGGATGGAAGACGGGAGACATGTTGGACGGTATCGAGGGAATTATGAACCTCGCCGCAGCGTCGGGAGAAGACCTCGCGACTACTTCCGACATTGTAACTGATGCATTAACAGCATTTGGACTTTCGGCTCAAGATTCGGCGCATTTTTCTGATATTTTGGCAGCAGCTTCGTCAAACGCAAACACAAACGTCTCCATGATGGGCGAGACATTCAAGTACGCCGCGCCTGTCCTTGGATCAATGGGGTATACCGCAGAAGACGCAGCACTTGCAATTGGAATGATGGCGAACTCAGGAATTAAATCCAGCCAAGCCGGAACGGCACTCCGCGGTGCAATGACAAACCTTGCGAAACCGACAGACACGGTTGAAGGAGCAATGAAAAAATACAACATTTCGTTGACGGATAACGAAGGAAGAATGTTGTCGCTCCGTGAGCTGATGGTGCAGTTACGTACAAACTTAGGCGGCTTGTCAAAATCAGAACAGGCAGCAGCAGCGACAGCACTGTTTGGGAAAAATGCAATGTCAGGAATGCTTGCTGTTATTAATGGATCCGATAAAGATTTCGAGAAACTTGAAAACGCGATCGACAACTGCGACGGATCATCGGAACAGATGGCAAACACGATGAACGATAATCTCAGTGGTCAAATCACAATCCTGATGTCGCAGCTCCAGGAACTCGCGATCAGCTTCGGCGACATGCTGATCCCGACGATTCGTGAGGTTGTCGGACATGTCCAGGATTTTGTGGATAAGTTAAATTCCATGGATGAAGGACAGCGACAGACAATTCTCCGCATTGGTTTAGTTGTTGCCGCACTCGGACCTGCACTAATCGGCATAGGAAAAGTAATCACAGCAACCGGGACGATTTCAAAAGCACTTGGAAAAGTGGCGGCAGGATTCGTCAATGTCGGCGGCGTTTCAGGAGTGTTTACAAAAGCACTTGCGGCGATTACATCACCCGCCGCATTGGTTGTTGCAGCAATAGCCGCGATAGCAGCCGTGATCATCCATTTGTGGAACACAAACGAAGATTTCAGAAATACTATAACTGGAATCTGGCAAAAGATTAAAGACGCATTTACGGGCTTTACAGAGGGCATCCGGGAACGTCTGTCAGGGTTGGGAATTTCATTTTCAGACGTAACATCAGCGATCAGCACAATCTGGAATGGATTTTGTAATCTGCTTGCACCAGTAATCGAAGCAGCGTTTCAAATTGTGGCTACTGCACTACAGACTGCGTTCGATGTTATTCTTGGAATTTGGGATGTTTTCTCAGCATTATTTAGCGGTGACTGGTCAGGAGCATGGGAAGCAGCGAAAGGAATTTTTACCAGCGTATTTGATGCAGTGAAAGAATACTTTTCAACAGTCCTGAATGCAATCAAGGGCGTGCTTGATGTCTTTCTTGGATGGTTTGGAACTGACTGGGAAACAGTCTGGAATGCGGCGAAAGAGCTTTTTTCGGAAGTATGGGAAGCTATTAAAGAGGGCGTATCAATCGCGCTTGACGCAATTCAGACAGCGATCACAACAGTATTCACTGCAATTACTACAGTAATCAGCACGATTTGGAACGGAATCAAGGATTTTCTTTCTGAAACCTGGACAGCGATTAAACTTGCAACTTCGCTCACAATTGACGCTATTGCAACGGTAATTACGACTGTTTTCAATGCAATTGCGACAACTATTAATACAGTTTGGAATGGAATTAAGACAGTAACGTCAACGATTTGGAACGGAATCAAGACAGCAATCACGACAAGTCTCAACACCACAAGAACGACTACCATTTCCATAGTGAATGGAATTCGCTCAACAGTCAGTACAGTCTGGAATGGAATCAAGACAGTAACGTCAACAATCTGGAATGGAATTAAGACAGCAATTACAACAAGCCTTAATACTACAAGATCAACAGTATCGTCTGTGGTTAACAGAATAGGAACAACTGTGGGCAATATTTGGAACCACATAAAGTCCACAACAGAGAACGTTTGGGAAAGCATTCAGAATGCAATCGAAACGCCGATCAACACAGCACGAGATGTCGTTCAAGATGCAATCAACACGATCCGCGGAGCTTTCAATTTTACCTGGAGCCTTCCACACCTGGCACTTCCGCATCCGTACATAACCGGATCATTCAGCATTAACCCGCCGTCAGTTCCTCATTTCGGAATTGACTGGTACAGAAACGGCGCGATTATGACGAAACCGACTGTGTTCGGAGCGAATGGAAATACATTGCTTGCAGGTGGAGAAGCAGGAGACGAAGCAATCTTGCCACTGAAACCATTCTATGACCGATTAGCAGACATCCTGGACAAGAAGCTGGAAGCGATCAACACCACGCAACCAGTGTATGTATACGTAACATTAGACGGCGACACGATCGCGTCAAGGGTATACACCAGAGTAGAAGACAAAATGGTGGACGAAACAAAACGAAGGAGGTGAGGACATGCTTGTGAATGGAACAGATTTGAAGCAGTTCGGCGCGAAGTTGCTGACAGTAACCACAGCACCGCCTGCTATGGTTATCAATTACGAAATGCTGCCAAAGGCATTAATACCGACGGAATACGACACAGATATCCCGCTTGGATCACTGACACTGACGATATATTTTACGGCAGAAAACCGGGAACAGCTTGAACGAGCGATGTCCTCATTTATGTCGTTGTTCCGCACGTCCTGTACAATCGAACAGATCACAGGACGCGAGGGAAAATACAAGGGTTTCCTGACAGCAGACGACTACCAGAAAACCCTTGTGAACGAAAAGAAGATTCTGACGCTCACATTTGACGGTTATTTCTTCGACAATGACGAGACCGTAACGTTTAATGGTCAGACATCCGGCACGATCCAGGCGAAAGGCAGCAGAGATGTTCCATGTATTCTGGACGTGACGGCAAAGCAGGCGTTAAGCAATTACAGCATAACATTAAATGGAAACACGATAACAATCGAGACGCTGAGTTCCGGCGGTACGATAAGCATTGATGGAAGAACCGGAACGGTAACACAGAACGGTGCAAATGCTTTCAATGTAGTGGATCTGTGGGAGTTCCCGAAGCTACAGGCAGGAAGCAACAGCATCACATTTTCATCCAGCGGCGCGAATGTGAAAGTAACATATGCTGCTATGTGGTTGTGATGGAGGTGAGAATGTATGCAGATCTTTAACGACAAGAAAGAAAGAATCGGAAACCTGCAAAGGTTCACGAACAGATCCGTCACAACCACACTGAGCAGCGGAGACAAAGAGCTGTCGTTTGAATATCCGGCACATGGAAACATGGTGGACAAGCTACAAGCGGAATACTACATCCGCACCGAAACAGATGAGTACGTGCTGAAATCTATTGAGGAAGGCGAGACCATGAACAAGTACCTCGCAGTCCTGAACGTGGAAGAACTGGAAGGAGCCGTTTTCCCTACGGGCTTTGAATCTGTGGAGCAGACCATTCGCGCGTGCCTGGAATTTGCTTTTGAGGATGCCGGATGGAAAGTCGGAAACTGTGACATCACAAAAAAAAGAACCGTAAGAATTGACGACCATACGACAGCATGGGAAGTTTTACAGCAGGCGTTGAGCACCTACAGATGCGAATGTATCATCAATTCACTGACGAAAACGGTTGATATTTACGAACAGGTTGGATCTGATAAAGGGTGTTATTTCATTGAGGGTTTGAACCTTCGAAAACTGACACTGAAAACAGATACTTATGATTTTTACACAAGGATCTATCCGATGGGAAAAGACGGTATCACACCGTTTGAAGCAATCGGGAAACCGTACCTTGATAATTTCCAGTACAGCACAAAAGTAAAGGCGTATGTCTGGAAAGATGAACGCTACACGGTGACAACAAACTTGATTGAGGATGCGGAAGCAAAGATCGAAGAAATGTCAAAACCGTATAGAGCATTCACAGCTGATGTTGTAGATCTTGCACGGATGAGCAAGAAGTACAAAGAAATACTCAGTTACGGAATTGGCGATACAATCACGCTGATTTCCAAGAAGACAAGAATCAAGGAAAAGCAGCGGATCGTAAAGATTACAGAGTACCCGGAAAAACCAGAAAAGAATACCGTCGAAATTTCCAACGCAAGAAAAACCTTCGCGGAGCTACAGAAGACAGAATCGGAGTTATCAAAGGTAGAAGCTATATCCGCGGCGAACTCCGCAGTAAAAAAAACGCTGATGGATGATTACTACACCAAAAAAGAAGTAGAATCTTGCATCTCAGCAGCAGCCGACAAGATCACGTTAAGCGTAAAAGAAACCTATGTAACTAACGAAACGTATAAAACCGGAATTGAAGACGTAAAGAAAGATGCAACAGAGAAAGCAAATGCAGCGGAAAGTAACGCCAAGGCAGACACAGATGCAAAGTTAAAGAGCTATTCCACGACAACAGAAATGGAAGCGGCGATTAAACTTGCAGCAGACAATATTACGTCGACGGTATCAAAAACGTATGTTACGACTGCAACCTACGAAACGGGAATCAGCGATGCAAAGAAAGATGCAACAGAGAAAGCAAACGCAGCGGAAAGCAACGCCAAAGCAGATACAGATGCAAAACTAAAAAAATATTCCACGACGACAGAAATGCAGTCGGCGATCAAGCAGACGGCAGAGGATATCACATCTACAGTATCAAAAACCTACGTTACCAGCGCAGACTATGAAACCGGAATCGAAGGCGTGAAAAATGATACAGATGAAAAACTAAAGAATTATTCCACCACAACGGAAATGAACAGCGCGATCAAGCAGGCATCCGACAGCATTACGTCCACCGTATCAAAAACTTACGTCACAAGCACAACCTACGAAGCGGGAATCAGTAACGCAAAGAAAGACGCAACAGAGAAAGCAAATGCAGCGGAAAGTAACGCGAAAGCTGACACAGACACAAAGCTGAAAAACTATTCCACGACGACAGAAATGCAGTCGGCGATCAAACAGACCGCGGAAAGCATAACGTCGGAAGTAAGCAAAAAAACAGATGCCGACACAGTAAAGTCGTTGATCGAGCAGCAGGCAGAATCAATCCGATTGCAAGCGAAAAAAATCGAATGGTCAAGCGACCATTCATCAATGACAGAGGACGGCATTCTGACTTGCGAAGGCGCAAATATTATAGGCGATTTCGAAACGCGACAGACATGGAACGACACCTACAAAAAGACGACGATACGAGAAGGCGTGATAGAGGGTTACATCGGAGAAGAACAAAGCGGCTTGCTGGATATGTCGGCGGTATATGGGGATTCGATGCGACATGTTTCGCTAAAAGGATTTGATTATTTACATTTGCAAGCGGGCGAAAGCATCGACGTAGAACAAATAACGAATTTTATCGAAGGCATACACGTAGAGGGGAATGCAACATTTGAAGCGAAGAACGAAGAATTGAACGGGGAACTCAAGAAAATCGTCGTAAATGAAGGGGTTTTTTACGGATATGTTGGCGACACGCAAAATGGTCGTTTAGATTTCTCACAAGACTACGACGACAAAAAAGGACACACAGAGCTTGAAGGCACCGATTATCTACATTTACAGGCGGGTACAAGCATCGAAATAGAGCAAAATGCGAATTTTTCAGGAACCATGAAGGTGAAAGGCAATGCGACATTCGATAAAAACCTTACAGTTAGCGGAGCTACAAAACTTAATGGCGCGACAACGATTGCCGGAAAAACAAGTTTTACAAATGAAACAACAATTGAAAACGCAGCCTGGATTTTTATGAAAGGCAAAATGAACGTTTCAGGCTCAATAACACATGCAGGAGATGACGTTTTTAACAATAGTCCAATATTTAACGGTGCACCTAGCTTCTATAAGGCACCAAAGCTGTACAATTTGACACATGTATCAAGTGGCGGTCATCTTGTGTTCGGATCTGACGGACTAACATTAGCCTATCTTTCATCATCGTCAAAAAGGTACAAAGATCATATCGGAGATATAACGGAAAGTGAAGCAAAAAAGATTTTAAACATTACGCCAGTATGGTTCCAGTATAAAGATGGATATCTTGAACCAAACGACCAATTGAAAGGAGAAAGCATACCAGGATTTTACGCAGAAGATGTCGCGGAAGCAATTCCAGTAATCGCCTGGAAGAATTCTTCGGGAAACATTGAAAACTGGGACGAGAGAAGGATGATTCCGTTCATGTTAAAACTCATACAGATTTTATATAGAAAAGTGGAGGTACAAAGTTGAACAGTTTGATTGATGCTATCGAAAACACAAGACAGCGCACAAGGGGCGCAGTATTCCAGATTATGAACGAAAGCTCACTGCCTGCATATCTGATGGAGGGAATTGTGGAGGGCGTTCTTGCAGAAGTGAGAAATCGGAAGATCGCAGAAATGAACGCAGAACACCGGAACACAATTAAGGAAATGCAGGAAGAAGCAGCTAAAAAAGAAAAGGAAAGAAGGAAACGCCGTGGCACTCGGAAGAATAACAAAACGAGTTGAAGTCGAAATGACCGGGAGCACAAAACGATTTGCCATGTATGCAAAACAGGGCGATAAAGCAACACGCTTTATTGAAGCAGTTTTGTTTAATAACGGCGAACCGTATGTGATCCCGGAAGGGTCGAAAGCAACAGCGTATATTAAAAAACCAGACCGCTACAGGGTCTATACACCCTGTACATTCGACGATAACGTTGTAACGGTGGAATTGTCGAACAATGCTCTTGCGGCGGCAGGAACGGCGTTGTGTGAGGTCGAAATACAGTCACATGATGGATCACAGCTTGTCACATCGGTAACATTTGAGATCGAGATTGAAGAAAGCGTAAGAAGCGACAGTGCGATCATGTCAAGCAACGAATTCACGTTGTTTGAAAAGACGATGAAGGAATACGCAGAAGCCGAAGCCGCCAGAGATGCAGGCGAAAAGAACCGCGCAGAAGCCGAAGCGTCCCGCGTCCAGGCTGAGAACGCCAGAACACAGACAGAAGCGGCGCGAGCCAAGGTAGAAGAAGCCAGAGTCGCAGCAGAGACCAAACGGGCGCAGGACGAAAAGAGCCGCGCGGATGCCGAAGCATCCCGCGCCCAGGCAGAGAATGCCAGGACGCAGACAGAAGCAGCGAGAGCCACGGCAGAAGAAGCCAGAGCCGCAGCGGAGACCAAACGGGCGCAGGACGAAAAGAGCCGCGCGGATGCCGAAGCATCCCGCGCCCAGGCAGAGAATGCCAGGACGC